GATCTGAGCACGCCTCAAGGGCGGTTTGCTGCTCAGCAATCTCCCGAGATACGCGCGCTTGGTGAAGCGTTTTTGAAGGATCTTATTTCTCCTCAAGACGGTTCAATCACTAGGATTGCATCTAATCTAGATGAGCTTATCGCACATCCAGGCTTGATGAATGAATTTTTTAATACGCAGCAGATTGCGCGTATCAACACGTATAGGCGAGATCTGGATGGTTATATCAATAAGTCAAAAGGCAAGGATATCAGTGAGCTTGTCAGGGAAAAGGCAATCAGAGATAACGAAATAGCTAAGAGGCGCATGCTTAATACCGTCGTTTCTGCCGGTGCTCATGCGTTGGGTGTGCCAGGGTATTGGTCTCAGTTCATGCACTTGCTTACCCACTGGCGTCGTAGCCGTCAGGAGACGAATATTTTGGGTGAATCAGAGGCTGCCGCTCTGAAGCGTATCCAGAAGGAGACGGATTGGAACAAAACTCAACAAGTTCCGTCTGTTGTTCCTGAGCCCCCGTCGCGTACAAAGAGGGCTCTTGATATCGCCAAACGGGCCACGCAACGGCCGTCAATCTATGCTGTTCGTCAAATGCCATACGTAAATAAAGAAGACGAAAACCCATGACTACATCCAACTACAACGAGTGCCTGCGCCGCCTTCTGATTCACGAGGGCGGCTACTGCAATGACCCCGGAGACCCGGGCGGGCCGACGAAATACGGAATCACGATCTACGACTACCGTCTTTACATTGACCGCAACGGCACCGCGTCCGATGTGAAGAATATGACGGTTGACCAAGCCGAGAAAATCTATCGAAAGAGGTACTGGGATGCGATGCGCTGCGATGATCTTCCGTCTGGCGTGGATTATTCCGTTTTTGACTATGGCGTCAACTCAGGCATTGGCCGATCCGCCAAAGCCCTGCGGCGCATCTGCGGTCTGCAAGCCGGTACGACCATCACCCCCGAAGTCGTGGCCGCCGTCAAGGACCGTGACGCTGTTAGCGTGATCAACGCCCTGAACGATGAGCGGTTGCGCTTTCTTCAGGGCCTCAGCACATGGTCCATTTTCGGTCGCGGCTGGGGCCGTCGCGTCAATGAGGTTCGCGCGTTCTCGTTGAAGCTCGCGAATCAGATTGGCATCGTCCTTGATCCATCGTCCATGGTCAAGGAAAAAGCATTCGATCAACTCTCTCAGGCGGAAAAGAAGACTCTGAAAAGCTCGGCGAGCGCGGCGGCTGGCCTCGGTATGGTGTTTTGGAATTTCGTTACCGACCATCCGATTCAATTTGCGCTCGGTGCCGTTGCCGTCATCTGTCTGATCTTGTATATTTTCCGCCATTATAAGGCCGAAGAAACTCCTGTGCTTCCGATCCATAAGGGTTGATGGACTATGATCTATACCGTCTTCAATGTTCTGCTTCTCGCTCTTATCGTTCGCATCGTCTATGTCTTTGTCATGCAGTATCGCAAGGCCGAAGGAACCATGATCGATAAGGTTCTCCAGGCGGCGGACGGCTCGGCTACCATCCTCTGGTCTAGGTTCGTCTCGCTTGTTGCGTCGTCTTCCAGCCTGCTCTGTGTGGCAGCGGATTACCTCAATGCACCAGGGATCAAGGACCAGATTCAGGCCGTCCTAAAGCCCGAGTACGTCGCTTGGACGCTTCTGGCCATGGCTATCGTCACGGAAGTCTCGCGTCGCCGCACGCTGGATGAGAAGGTATAATGTCTGTCGTACTCTCTTGGCTCGCCAATCTCCTTGGCGGGCCTTTTATTTCTGCGGCTCTTGAAGCCTACAAAAGCAAGCTCGCCGCTGGCAACGATCAAGCGCGCATATCCGCCGATCTGGCCGCTCGCGAGTTGAGTCTGCAAGCAAAGGAAATGGAGCTTCAAGCTCAGGTCCGCATTGCCGAGATCGGTCGGTGGTACGAACCCGACAAGATCATGGCTTATGCCGTGGCCGTGTATTTCACCAAATTGCTGGTTTGGGACAAGGTCCTGGCCCTTGGATCGACCGACCCCTTGGCCGGTTGGGCGGCGACGACGGCAAATTTGATCGTCGCATTCTATTTCGGAAAACGCGGATTTGAAAATATCACCAAGATATTGACGAAGAGGTCGTGACGTGACGAACGATGTCGAGGAAATCGCAGAGCGTGCGGCCATTCGCGCCGTCAAGAGTACCCTTCTCCAGCTTGGAATCGATACCGAAAATCCGCTTGAAGCTCAGCGCGATTTCGTTCTTCTCAGAGAGCTGGCAAAGCTCGCGTCCGACGCTGAATTCCGAAAGGATATCGAGCAAATTCGGCTGTGGCGGACGCGAGCTGACGGCATCGTAAATAAGAGCATCATGACTCTTGTTGCTCTCGTTATTGGCGGCATGTTTTCGGCGATTCTCTACAGTCTACAAAACAACTTGCCGCCTAAGCACTGACCGTCATAAGCGAATCGACAACCGCTCCGAGCAAGCCTGCGGCGTTGTTTTGTTCGTCGCGGGTCAGCGCGTCGCGAATCTTCTCCAGCGGCACGCCGTATTGAAGTGCGAGCGACAGAACGACGGCGATATCGCGCGCGGCCTCTGCCACATCGGTGGCCGCTTTCGTTGAGCTGATGAAAACCTCGGCGATCCGTCCATCCGAATGAAAGCCGACACCTACATCATATTTGATCGTCTTGTGAGTGACCGTTATCACATCGTGAGCCCTTCGGTCGGGAAGTCTGGCTCGAATTGATTGCGTCTCGGTCATTTGTCCATCAACTCCTCTGGAAGCCATTCTCCCATTGCCTCTCGATAGAGATAATTGGCGGCTTTGATCAAGTCGTCTTTGCGACTGCCCTTGTAATTGGATCGCGCGATATATTTTATCGCGTTGCCAAGATTGAAGCCTAGTTTCCAAGCCTCAATGACTTGAATAGGCTCGATTTCTGTGGCCGTGTAGTGCTTAGGGTCTATCGAATCAGACATTGCGGGAATCCAGGAGTCGCTTGATTTTGGTTTCTGCGAGGGCGGCGTTGTCTCCCCAAATGAGGATACGCCATGTCGTTCCAAGCCACCGCTTTTCACTTTCGTCACACGAAAAACCACAGCCAAGCCTGAACGCGATATTGTGAATCTCGCGAGGAATATCAGACCATCGCCAAGCGTCGAACACAATGAACGCTTGGTTTTTTGGTAGAGTTGCAGTGTCCATGATTTTATTCCGTTGGAAGTTTTGGTGAGCGCCGTAGACAGATGCCCTGTATTCGGAAAAGCATGTTTCGCATAGATTTCCGATATCCGGAATCTCAGTGCTTCTGTGGCTGAGCAAATGACAGTGCGCACAACGAATACTCTCAGATGAGCCATTCACGGTAGTTGTCTCCTGTGATTGTCGCAGCAAGGTTGATTTTGCCGCGCAGAGCTTTGATGATCTTTTCGTCCACGGTCCCTGGAACAACAAGATCGACGTACGCTACGGACTTTGTTTTTCCGACGCCTTGCGGGCGCTCTTCGCTTTGCGACCTATGTTCAAGGTCGTTGGTGTTGCTGTAGTAGACAACCATATCGGCGTTCATCCATGTCCGCCCGCGTCCACCAGCAGCAGCCGTTGCCACGATGAACCGGCAGTTTGGATCGTTGAGAAATTTCTTCTCTTCGTCCTCTCGCGTTGACCGGTTGCCACCCCAAAAGCGCGCGACATCACACTCGAAAGTCTTGCGCAGCGCCTCGGATACTTTTTGAACATCGGCGTCGTAGCTGCACCAGATGATAGCTTTTCCGTCGTATTCTTCCAACAGATCAAGCAGCGCCTGGGTGCGGTTCTCGGGGAGCGACATACGTACGCCCTCTTCTGTCACGGTATGGCCGCAGAGGACTTGATGAAGACGAAGTATCTGAGTGATCACCTGCGTTGCCGTGACGAATTTTCCGTCGTCAAGAGCCGCAGTTGCGAATTTCTGCATCTCTGAATACACGCGCTTTTGTTCCGGCGTCAGCTCTACTTCGCGTGTCATGTAGACCTTCGGGGGCAGGTCATAACAATCTTCAAGCAGAACGCGGAAGCTGTGCGGCTCAATGCGTTGGCGCAGGTCCTCAGCGTCGCGGAATCCGACGATGAGCTTAAGGTTTCGACCGCCGAACTGGGCGGACTTCATCACGGCATATCGCGCGCGGAACGCAAAGAAACTGCTGAATCCGAGCAGCGATCTGCCGAGAAACAGGAACTGACTATAGATGTCCATGGGCGAGCGTGGCGTCGGCAAGCCCGAGAGAATTCGGCGATATTCAGCCAAAGGCCCGAGTCTTTCCACGACGAATTTTGTCCGCGACGCCTGCGGATTCTTGATCATCGTGCTTTCATCGATAACACACATCGATTTGCGTTGAACAAGAAATCCTTCGGCAAGGTTTCGAGCGCGTTGCACGTTGCTTAGCGCTTCGATGTTCAACAGAAGAATTCGCGGCTGTCCAGGCACCGGATTTTTGAGGAACTGTTGAAGCCGTGCCTCGTCAAACTTTTTCGCGTTAGCCGACCATGTGTGAATAAGCAGGCGCTGGGCAAGGCTATCTCCGACGTGATCGGAAACAGCTTTCTCCCATGTGCGATAGACGCCAGCCGGAGCGATCACCAACAAGTCTTCGACTTCGCCCGCGTCCTCCAATCGCCCAAAATCATCCAGCATGGTTTTTGTCTTGCCCGTTCGCATAGCCATCATAAGCGCGAACGCCTTGCGACCTTTCATACGATCCAGGGCCTGCTGCTGATGCGCGTACGGCTTGTGCTTGGATTGATACATGGGTCAGACCTTGCGTCTTTTCTCTATCCACATCTTGACCGGAATAGAACCGTTTTGCTCTCCACGAATTACGATGAATTCGCTTTCGGGGTTGTTCCTTGTCTTATAGACCAGACGACGCGAAACCGTGGCGATGTAGACGTGAGGATACTTTGTCGGCCTCTTTGCATCCTTGAAGTACTCTCGCGTAATCTCGTACGTGTCCATCGGACGCCGGGCTTTGAGCAGGATATTAAGAATGCGCGTCTCGGGTTTTCCGAGACGCAGTTTTTCTTCTAGTGTTTTTATTTTCATGGAGTCGGCCATACATAAGGTAAAGTTGGATCATCCTTCCATCCGCAGAACACATAGAAGTCAGGATCTTTTCGCATGAGGTTAGCACGGTGCGACGCGTGTACGTCTTTGCGTCCGAGCCATGACGGCGGGCTCACGGAACGCTTTGCACCTTCTTGTGCGATGAAGTCTTCGAAGAACGGCAGAAGCGAGTCCTTGTACCCGCGCTTGCGCCATTCCTCGCACATGGCAATGCCATAGATGGCGAGGTACAGCTCGTGACCGCGCCACATCTTCGTTGCGGGATGGTTGACCCACCCCTTTGATTTTCCAAGCAGAGCGTTGAGAATCTGCTTTGTTTCGACGCGCTGCTTACCAAGACGCTTCGTGTCAAGGCAGGCAGCGGACTTGTCGAAATCCGGATACGGAAGGAACGTCTGCATTAGTGCTTGCGGTCGTGCTCAGGGTTGAAATCACCTTTCATGATGCGAGCAGCAAACAGAAGCATATCGCGCTGCCAGATTTGGAGCAGGTCGATACGAGCCTCCGGAGGGCAGCGAGAAATGAAAAACGAACAGACGACGGAAAGCGACTCGACTATCGCTCCAACATCGAGAAGAACGTCTTGCGGCCCTTCCTCGGGAATGATAGCATTGAAGATCTTACGCGAGTATTCGAGAGCTGTGTCGTTTGTAGCCATTGGGTGCCTCTTGGGTTGAGAGTTTGCACTGTGATGTAAGCACGTTCTAAACTATTTGTAAACCCTTTTCGTCAGGATCTTGGCGACTGCGTCCCAGTCCCAGGACGATGGTCCATTGTCCCACCACCCCAACACGAGCTTGTCAGGAACACTCTTCAAGCCCGGGTCTTTGAGCAGTCGTGCAGCTCCAGGGGCCAAGATCCATAGCTCTTTGTCCGCACGACGTACAGCAACAAATACGCGGCCTCCTGCGCGTGTGCGGCGCTCGATCCAGGCAACCTGCTCCGGCCATATACCTACACGCCAGTGCTTCGTTTGCTTGAATTCGACCCACCCCTCTTTCCCCTTACAGCAGTAGTTGCTGTCGGGGACGCCGCGACCGGTCATGCCGGTTTCAATGGCTTGAAAGTGAAAGCCGCCTAAGTTGGAATGGAATAGCTTTCTCAGATTTCCGTCCACCAGAATTCTCCCACGCTTTCTTATGATGTTCTTCGCAATATGGTAGACCCTCTACGCGTTTCTCGCAGCAGAAAGAAAAATTACGCGTTGATGGATCGCCTACTGGCCACTTGCATTGGTCGTCCGAAAGATTCTTCACGGCATCGATAACGACGGTATTGTTTTTGAACCGATGCGCGCACGTGTCCGCCTGATATTGGTTTTTCACGGGCTCTCGGTCTCCTGTGTTGTGGGCATTCTGACCCTTGGGCAACCGTCGAAGGCCGAGCCGGTGAACCTTTCCGATCACGGCGTTTCGAGAGACGAACCCAAGAACTTTTGCGATGTGTTCTCCGGTCTGCCCTTGTCCCCATAATTTTTTCAGCAGCTCGATTTTTTCATACGTCCACCGGTTCTGTTTCTGGCTCATTCTATGTCCCCGAGATATCTGATCGCCTTGACCTTGATCATCCTAAAGTCGGAAGGGATATCGCCCTTGATCGCGTAAAGGGACTTTCCGACGCCGCCCTTTTCGAGGACGGGCCGAGCGAGCTTTTCGAAGTTGAACCTGTCGATCTTGCAGAACACTTCATCCGTGTCGTCGGCGATAAACATATTGAGCGACTGCGACGGCCCGGTCAAGGTGCGACCGCCCCTCTTTTCGACGTTCTCCGGACTATTTTCGTTCTTAGGTGTAATACGTTTGAGAACACCTAGAATAACAACGTCTCCGCGAACACCGCATTGCGCCTCTTCGACGGGCGTTGGCTCCGTGAGAATCTTGATCGCGCTGAGATCCGGGTGCAGTGTGTCGATGCGCGTTCTGATCGGCGTCAGCGTGTCGATAGGCGTCTTTGCCTCGCGCAAGCGCTTTTCGAGCGACGGGCGTAGCTGCTTACCTTTGCGGCGGCTCTCTAGAATTTCGCTCATGAACGATGGTCCAAGGCCCTTGATACTCGTCAACGGACCAACAAGGATCTTCTTCCCATCCCTCTCAACGATCTCCCAGCGCGCAGTCGAATTATCCCGGTCAACGGGAATATAATCGACCCCTTCCTTTTGAAGCTCGCGAAGGATGGCGATCTGCCGGGCCGGATCGGCTTCGGCATCCAGCGTTGCGGCAGCGAATTCAACCGGGCGGTAAGCTTTGAGCCAGCAACACCAATAACTGACCAAGCCATAAGCCACGGCGTGGGACTTGTTGAAGCCGTAAGATCCGAATGTCAGGATCTGTTTCCAGATATCGCGTGCCGTTTCCTCGGAGACGCCACGTTGCAGCGCGCCCTCTTTCCATGGCTCATAGAATTCACGCACAGCCTCTTCGCCTTGGCTCTTGCCGATGGCTCGCCTAAGCCCTGTCACCTGCTCCCAAGACAAACCACCAAGCTCGCGACCAATGCGCATGACCTGCTCTTGGTAGACGATACAACCTAGAGTGTCCGCGAGAATAGGCTCCAAAAGAGGATGATCGTACGTAACGCGTTCTTTTCCGTTCTTACGGTCGATCCACGTCTGTGCACCGCCGGAGGCCATGGGGCCTGGGCGTGCAAGCGCAGTGATAGCGACCATGTCATTGATCGACTCGATTTTGATCTGCTTGACGAGCCCTTTAAGGGCGTTTCCGGCGAACTGGAAAATACCGGAGAAATGCCCACCGTTGAGGACTTCGAAGGCGCGCTGATCTTCAAGCGGTATCTTCTCCAGCATACCGGAGACGGGTTTCTTGCCCATCAATTCGAGTGTGCGTTCGAAGATGCTGAGCTGCGTGAGCCCAAGCGCATCGATCTTGAGCAGATTGATTGCCTCGGCGTCTTTCTTATCGCACATCGTTGAATTTGTGCTGGCATCTACAGCGACGTAATTCATCACCGGCTCTTGAGTGATGACGATGCCTGCGGCGTGCTGAGACGAAACGTTCGGGTGACCTTCGATGCGCTCCGCAACGCGGGCCTCTGGATATTTCTCGATATAATCCTTGCCGATGTCCGTCTGCTCGAATGTCTCTTTCAGAGTATCGAGCGCCGTCTCCGCAAC